GCCGGTCCCGATTCGAGCGGGTTCGGGATGAAGTCACATATCGCTTCGAGTTCGGCACACACAACGTAGGTGCCGTCGCCACACATGTATTCGATGACGGTGACGGGATGGTGCGGGTTCCCTTCCCATTTCCCGTGTTCTCCAAGGATCGGGACACCGTTCTTGGAGGAACGGTATCGGCGTTCCAATGCGTCTCGCATCCACGGATACGCCTTGGCGAACTCTTTGCGTGACACGGAACGGAACACGGCAGCTTCGGTGGGTTGCTGGTTCGGTCCCCACATGCCGAGGTGTACGTCGTACGGGTTACGGAGTTCAGCGACCGGGTACGTGTAGTTCGACACTCGCCGGTCTTTGATGACGTGGAACGTGAACCCGTAGCCGGGAAGCCAACGCCCGATCTGCGGATATTGGAGTTCCATGCGGTCCATGTCGTCCCAGCCTTGGACGATACGTGCCCGCTTCTCAGCTTTCTTTCTCGCTGGCGACGTGTCCCTCGTCGGGACCATGTCGGTCTTCAGTGTCGGTGCCCGACCGACTTTCTGTGCGAGACGTTCCAACCCGGAGAACATGACGTTCGCTGTTGGCAGGTCGACACCGAGGTCGCTGCTCGATTCACGTCCCCAGTTCAACACTGCTTGGACGCCTTCGGCTCCGCCGTTCATCACTGACCGGATACGTTGCCGGTCTGCCATCTGTGTCTGGCTTCGGAGAATCTGGGCACGTTCAAGGACTTGACCGGCGTCCATTGCCATCATCGAAGCCGACTGTGCATAGTCGACTTTCATCTCTGCGACCATCAGCGGTCCTCCCCGACACGGATGTTGCCTTCAGCGATACCGTAGTCGATGCGGATGTTTGGGTGGTGACCAATGATCCGTTCCCGTTGCCACCAGTTGAACACTTCTCGCAGCTGGCGTCGTTCGTCGGTTGACCCGACGTAGACGGCGTGATCGGGGCGGGCGTTCAGATGCCGGATCAGTTCCGCCATCTGTTCACGAAACAGCTTCTCGTGTTCAGTGACAGTCATCAACTCGTCGTCGAAATAGGAGCCGCCGTCTTGTTTCCGTTCGTCAGGCAACAGACGCCGTTCGATGCCGGTGTCGATGCTGTCGGGGAGCCACAGTTCACTCATCAGAACCCTCCGGGGTAGCTAGACGCCCACGGCGACGTGCCGGTGAACGACTCGATGGCAGGGTAGGACTGTTGTCCTTCCAGTTCCAGATGCACTTCGTTGTTTCGTTTCATCCACTTCTGGATGCGTCCTGCCCATGGGAACCATTGCGCCATCTTGATGTCGGTCTTTGCCCCTTTGTTCTGGACACCGTCCGTTGTCCACAGTTCCAACTGGCGCAACAACATGTTGACTTTCACGCGGGCGTCGTTCGTGCCGTACGGCAAATCGACAGTGCCGTTGTGATAGAGGGGAGCCATCGCAGAGATACCGAGTTCGGCGTCTTTCTTGTTCTGTCCCGTGTTGTGATCTTTGATCGCAATGTCGGGGTGGCCTTCGCCGCAGACGTGACAAGCACTGGCAGCTACGTCTTTACGGATACGGTCGTAGAAGTCGATCTGTTGAGAGTTCGTTTCGTACAGCCAATACGACAACCCGTATTCGTGGTACCAGTCACGGATGATGCGGACAGCTCCGGCTTGTCCACCGGCTTGGGTGGCGTCCAAGTCCACCATCGACATCTTCAACTTCAGCCCTGCTTCGGCTTCTTGCTGGGTGGGTTCGCGGTAGTGCCAGATGAAGGAAGCCTGAACCCCACGAGCCGAAGGGTCAAGGCCACCGACGAGGTGACCAAGTGGGAGACCACCAAGTCCGATACCGCGATCACGGTTGAGAGCAACTTCCCGAATCGTGTTGACATCGAACACCTGACTCTCTGCCGGGATCGGACGGTTCAGGTACCGCATGTCGTATGCGCCGGGGATGCCGAGCGTTTCCATCTCCAGCTTCTTCTCCATCAGCCACCTGTACGACCTGACTTCGGGGAACAACATGCAATCAACGTGGGCGTTCCAGTCGTCTGGGTCGAGAGGGCAGTCCTCTGCGTGGGCGGTGTCGACGATCACATCCCACTGCAACGCACTGCCGTCGAGGGCCATGATGTGTTGAGGGATGTCGTCGGGATGCTGCCTCGATCCAATGTACACCTCAGCGGTGTGTTCCTCCTTGCGGGTACCGATCTCGGCCAGCTTGTTCCGCGAGTAGGTACGTTGCGACGGTTCACGGGTCGAGTCGAAATCTTCCATGTCGTCAATGACGATCAAATCCATGTCACGGGACAGGAACTTCGACGTGCGCCCCAACGCCAACAACGACGACGATTTCTGTCCGATGCGGGTGCATTGCGCCACCTTCAACTCGGACTGGGTCCACGGGAACCCCGACTTCGAATCTGGGCGGAACACCTCACCCGGAGGCAACACGTCCTCGATGAGACGCCGGTTGTTCTCCAAATGGTCACGGACGGCACCCAACATCAACGACGCCACATCCCGAGAAGCACAGAACCACCCGATACGGATATTCGGGTCCATACAGATGAACCACACCACGAACCGGACCAGCATCTCCGACTTGCCATGCCTCGGCGGCGACAAGATCAACTGCTTCCCGCCAGTCGCCCACGCCTTGATGACCCGTTTGATCCACCTGATGTGGAACCGCTTGATGAGCGGACGCTTCCCTTCCAACTCGAAGAACCAACGCGAGAACGCCGCATAGGCCCGCACCACATGATCCAACGTCTCTTCGAACTCCCGAGACTCCGGATCGAGTTCTTTCAAAGCGTTCATGTCAGCCAACGGCAACATCGCCCTGACACGCCACGACTGCTCCCACCCGTCCCGCATCTCAGCAAGGTTCATCTCAACCTTCACCGCATGCAACCCACGAGTGACCGCACCAACCGTCCAATTCTGCTGCGACGCCACCGCCGACGAAGTCAACGACCCATCCAACAACAAATCCACAATGCGGGGATGCGACTTCAGGTACTCATACACCTCGCCCTCACGCTTACGGCTAGAAGGCTTCGGGTTCTCAAACGCCTTCTGAGCGTCCCGCTTCTCCCGCTCACGCTGATACTTCCGACGATCAGCCGCCTTCCGCTGATGATTCGGAGAGCAATACTTCGCAGACGCCTTCCGACCCTTCGGGATGTACTTCCGGCACCCATCCAAATGGCACCGACGACGCTGCTCAGGAACACTCGACATGACAACAACCCTAACACGAGAGAAGGGGACTCCCCGCAAACCGATAGGAGAGTCCCCTTCTTGACGAACCCGAACAAACGGGTGTATCGTCACAGTGCATCTTTACACAGGAGTGATTCAACACCACCCACACCCCCACGTCAAGCCCGACAAGTCTTGCGGCAAGCCCGAGCGTGAGAGGTAGAGCAAAGCTCCCTCAGTAAACCGACCACGTTGGCCCCCCAAGCTCCTCCGACGCAAACGGAGCCGACAACCAGTCGGAGAATGCCGCCCACAGAGACTCCCAACAAACAACCGAACACAGCAAACCAGCCGTAACCCAGTCTTGACAAGCACAAACCCACAGATGACATACACATATACGGGCACCCGCATGTTGAATGACCGGGAGTCATCCCCATTCGGGGATGCTGCTTCTGGTTGGGCTGTTGTTCCTCATCACAAGGTGATGAGATCTGTTGGGTTGTTTGTTTGTCATCGACTTTGTCGATGGGTTGGTTTCGTTGGGGATTGTTGTGACATCACAGGGTGATGTCATTGGTGTTGAACGGGGTTTGTGTGTGTGTACGTGACGACGTTGTCGTCGCGAGGTTCTGGTCGGTGTCGCCGTGGCTCGTGTAGGCGTGACGACTTCGTCGTCGCGAGGTTCGGTGAGGTGTCGGTCGGTGTCTCGTGTAGGCGTGACGACGTAGTCGTTGCGAGGTTCCGTCGGATATCGGTCGGTGTCTCGTGCGGGGGTGACGACTACGTCGTTGCGAGGTTCCGTCTGGTGTCGGTCGGTGGGGTCGCGCATAGGTGACGACTACGTCGTTGCGAGGCTCCGTCGGATGGTGGTGGTTGGGGTCGCGCATGATCACGCTGTCGATCGCAGAACAGGCGTGATTTCACTTCGTGAAACAGGCG